AATGATGGAAACAGACTCTATGATGCTGGCTAAATAGTTTTATTTAAGTTTAGAAAGGAGAACTGTGACGGAATAGCTTGTTGGTTAAATCCGCAAGATTAGTTGGAGTTAGGAGGGGAAGCAATGAAAGTAGATATACAAAAGAACAATATATATCAAGGTGATTGCCTTGAATTGATGAAACATATACCTGACAAAAGCATCGATATGATACTGTGTGATTTACCGTAAAACACTTTCCAAACCACTTATTTTGTGATATAATTATAAATATCAAAGAGTAGGTGGGGTATTATGAACGAGCATAAAATTAACGTGGTTTGAAAATAGAGCGAAATGCGATATGACTAATGACGAGTGGCAAGAATTTAAATTAAAAACAAAAACAACAAACACATATTTTGCATAGGTGTTTTGTGATTGGAGGTGAGCAGTATTGTCTAACAATACGATAGAGGTCAACAATATTTATCATGGCGACTGTTTAGAATTAATGCAACATATTCCAGACAAGTCAATTGATATGATATTGTGTGACCTTCCTTAGCTTTACGGAACGACAGCTTGCAAGTGGGATACCGTTATACCTTTTGAGCCGTTGTGGGAGCAATACAACAGAGTAATTAAGGATAACAGGGCGATTGTTTTAACAGCTACTAATCCTTTTTCGTCAGTATTAGTCAGCAGTAATTTGAAAGGATTCAAGCATGAATGGATTTGGCAAAAGGAAAAAGGAGTTGGATTTCAGGTTGCGAAATATAGACCCATGCAAGAACACGAACATGTTCTTGTATTTACTAAAAAGGGTGAACGTGTGAATTATTACCCTATAAAAGAAAAAAGAGACAAGCCTATAAAACGCAAAGGTGCAAGCACTAAAAGCGGTTCTAGTCCTATTGCTTACCTAAATAATATAAATAAAACTTATGTTGACAGATATCCAACATCTATAAAAAGGTTCCAAAGGGATAACAATAAACTTCACCCCACCCAAAAACCAGTAGCCCTATTCGAGTATTTAATCAAAACCTACACCAACGAGGGAGAAACAGTTTTAGATAATTGTATAGGATCAGGCACAACAGCAGTAGCTTGTGTGAACACTAACCGCAACTACATAGGATTTGAATTGGATAAGCATTACTGCGATATAGCACAGGAAAGAATAAAGAATTTAAAAACTTAGTTTTATTTAGGAGGGTGAAATGATGGAACTTAATAAAATATATAATATGGATTGAACATTAAATCGCTTAAAACTAAAATCGCTAAACTGATGGAGAAAGGAGAACTGTGACGGAATAGCTTGTTGGTTAAATCCGCAAGATTAGTTGGAGTTAATCTCCGAGAAAGGAAAAGGAAATGAAATTCAATAAAAGAAACATTGAACTGACAGAACATCGGCTCAATATAGATGGCTTTAAAGATGAACGGAAATGCGAAGGGATTTATATTGGAACAAGTTTCAAGAGAAAAGATTTGAAATTGAAAGACATTCCTAAGGTTTTGAAGCTGATATTCATGCCTTATAAGTGGATTGACAGACAGTTTTTAAAACACAAGATTTAAACACTTAGTTTTATTTAAGTTTAGAGATGAAGATTTCCCATTTTAGATTGGTCAATTATGTTTACAATAACATAAATGAGTATCTGTTATTAGACAGTAGAGAAGAAGTAGCAGAGTTTATTAAAGATTTTTTGGTAGAAGTTGACAATATTAGAGTAATATGGTAATCTTAAACAAGGAGGTGATTTTATGGAGAAATTGTATACTCCACGAGAAGTGGCGGAAATCTTAGGGCTAACACACAGGACTGTTCAGGAATATATTTTCAGAGGAAAGATAAAATCTGTAAAAGTGTTTGGTTCTAACAGGGTGAAAGAGAGCGAGTTAAAGAGAATAATTAAGGAAGGGGATAAGTAAATGGCAGAAAGAAGAATGTTTGCAAAAACAATAATTGACAGCGACGCATTTTTAGATATGCCTTTATCTACACAAGCACTATATTTCCACTTATCAATGCGAGCAGATGATGACGGGTTTGTAAATAATCCACGCAAAATACAAAGGGTGCTTGGCTGTCAAGATGATGACTTAAAACTGTTAATAGCAAAGAAGTTTTTAATCCCATTTGATAGTGGGGTAGTGGTAATTAAACATTGGAAACTTCATAACTATATTCAGAAAGATAGGTATAAGCCTACTGTGTACACAGAAGAAATGAAAATGCTTGAAACGAAAGACAATCACGGCTACACAATGGCTGAAAATGAACCTTTTGAGGCTATGGATACAGGATGTATACAGGATGGATACACTTTGGAGACACAGGTTAGGTTAGGTAAGGATAGTATAGATAAGGATAATAAAGATATAGGCGAAGAAATTTCAGAAAAACCTAATAAAGCAGACATCTATGAAGATGTACCTATTGATTTATTAGAACCAATAAAAGAGTTTACTCAATTCCGTAAGGAAATCAAGAAACCAATGACTAAAAGAGCAATTACACTCTTACTTGGGAAATTGAACGATATGACAGGTGGGGATGTTTCCGAGTGTGAAAAAATCTTAAATCAATCAATAATGAACGGTTGGAGTAGTGTCTATGAGATTAAAGAGAAGAAAGAAAAGAGTTTCTTAGATATTGAGTTTTAGGAGGAAACAATGAAGAAAGATGAGGTAAGGGTTTTAATGGAAATCCTAAAAACAGCCTACCCGAGTAATTACAAGCAAATGTCAAGTAAGGAAATGCAAGCAACACTCACACTTTACTATGGAATGTTCCACAATTATCCATTAGAAATCATTAAAACAGCCTTAATGAATTATATCAAAGTAAATCAATACCCGCCGACAATAGCAGGCATACAGGAGCAGATTGATTACCTTACTTGCAAAGGAAACACAGAGGCTGAACTATGGAATAAACTTTCAGAAGGCATAAAAGGTAATGTGGCATTTGATAAATTACCTATTGAGTGTCAAGTATGGGTGGGGAGTGCAAGGGACTTGAAAGACTTAGGGCAAGTTGACATTAACACAGTAAATACAGTTGTTAGGGGAGAGTTTCTGAAATCCATTAAAACTATTAAGCAAAGACAGAAAGCAGTTGCTGAAATTCCTATGGAAATTAAGTTATTACTGAAAGGAGAAAACCAATGAAACAGTCAGTTTTGGAATTGCTTAAAAAGGCAAGCGTTTACACGCCTATGGACAGGCGAGTATCAGCAAGGTGGCTCGGAGTATCTGAACGGGAAATCCGAAAGCGTATTGAAGAATTAAGGCGAGAGGGTTACAGGATAGTTTCCTCATCAATAAACGGGGGCTATTGGCTCGCCACGACCGATGAGGAGTATGCACGATTTAGAGCCGAGTACATTTCAAGGGCTACCAAGATTTTTGAAACGGTAAAGGCTATGGATAAAGTAATGGAAGGTCAAGTAGAATTATAGGAGGGAGAAAAATGAAATGTGAAAAATGCGGTAGCGAGGCACTCGTTCCCATAACGCCATATCTAAACTTATGTCTTAGTTGCGGACACGAAATGGAAAATGACGAAGAACTTAGAAAACACATTGAAAAGGTGAGGGAACTTGCTAATGTGGAAGTAGGTTTCAGAGGTGGCAAACGGGCAAATGTTGAAGAGAAAATTCTTAAAATTACACCTGTAAAGAAACGAAAATATGTGAAATGGGAATAAAGGTGAAAGGTGGGGAAAATGGCAGATGAATATATTGAATTAAGAATAAGCGAAAGTGGGCGAAAGAGAGTTACACTCAAGCAAATAACAGGCGAAGAAATAATGCGGTATCCTGTCGGCAGGCTTTGGAGAGACACAACAATTCAAGAGTGGATTATGAGATGTCTTATAAAAAATTACGGCAAAGACTTGCCGAATGAAACTTACGAAAAAATAGAAGCACTTGTAATTGAATTAAGAGAAGGCAAAACGGTTGATGTAACAGATATGTTTAAGAGAGGTTTGAAAAATGGTTGACAGCAGAAACAAAGGGAAAACGGGAGAGCGAGAACTTGCCAAGAAGTTAAGAGAGTACGGCTTTGAATGTCGGAGAGGGCAACAGTATTGCGGAGCAAGTGGCGACGCAGATGTTGTAGGCTTGGAGGGTATTCATATTGAGTGCAAACGAACCGAAAGATTATCACTTTATGACGCTCTCTCACAAGCAAAGGCTGATACTAAAGGCGGACTGCCGATAGTTATCCACAGGC